ATACCATTGGTTACGGAGATAAAACATTAAGCACGTTAGAACGAGCGATTTTTCAACTTTCCAGAACAGAGCTTGGATTTACGCTCCCGGCTGATGCAAATTTTGAGGGAAATATTCTTCCTATCGCATCGATTTTGCAAAAAGCTTTTTTGAACGGGGAAACGAATTCGCAATGGACTCGAACACCAAATACATCTTATCTCACATCTGCCTTTTTTGTATATGCAGGTGGAAGTTCTGATTCGACTGGCGTTACTGCAGAAGCTGGCAGCCGCCCCGCTTTTACCGTCCCTTCCACATTGAGCGTAACTGACGATGGGACACTCTCTCTGGCGTCTGCTCCTCCACATGCGATAACTGTCCCTGTTCAAGCTATGCAGGGCAAACAGCTTGCAGTCTCCTGGCCTGCTGTGGACGGCGCTGACGGCTACATTCTGGAGCGCAAAGCAAACACGGACGCTGACTGGGTGCAGGTGTATTCTGGAGCCGATTTGACTTTTTCTGAAACTGCCGGGACCTGGGAATCGGTTCAGTATCGGGTAAAGTCTGGCGCCAATGGAAAATATGGCGAATATACAATCAGTTCCCTTGTTGATGTAGTTCCTGTTTCCATTCTGGTAATTTCCGGGTCCGACGGCAGCTTGGGCACTCTCACAAATGATGTGCAGTATTCGGTGTCCTCCAGCGGAACCAGTGCTTTGACGGTTACGGAATCTGCTGGACGAACTACCCGAACGTTCACGGCAACAAACGGTGCCACCATCAAAATCCCCGTGATGGACCTGCCGACCGGCAGCGGCACGATCAAGATCACGGCATCCACCAATCCCGGAAGCGGCGTGGTAACGGTGACGAGATCGTGGACGTATACCAAGACGGCGCCGACGTTTGCCAATACCGGCAGCACGGCTCAACTGCAACAGAATGGGAAGAACATTTTCCCGCTGACACTGCTGGAGTGTGTGCGTGGGACAGAAAGTCTGGCTCCTGGCGGGTTTGGCTTTGGGGATGCGGTGCAGAGCATTGAAACTACCAGCGCAGGAGAATCCTATGAGACATACTGCGCCAAGGTAGACGCCGTACTGGACGGGATGCCTGACAAGACCGCAAAACTGGTGCTGGCCTATCCGCCTGCGGTGTACGGCAAAGCGGGTACTACGATATCGCTCTTATATAAGGGCGACGCCAACTATGCAGTGCTATCCAATATCGGCAGTGCAGACGCGGGGCTGTGCGGA